AACCCTACTTTAGGAGACTCTCATGGCCGACGTAACACGTTGGGTAAAAGTGGCCGTCGCGATGCAGTCGGCCCTTGGCGCGAACAAGACGATCAGCGCGGTCACGCTCGCCAATCCGGGCGTGGTGAGCAGCACGTCGCACGGCATCAGCGACGGCGCCTACGTGGTGTACACCGTCACGTCCGGCATGCAGCAGCTGAACGGCCGGGTGCTCCGCATCGACAACCCGGCCACCAGCACCTGGGAGATCGAGGGCGTCAACACCTCGAGCGGCTACGACGCGTTCGTGTCCGGCTACGCGAACGAGGTGACTTTCGGCACGTCCTTCTCGACGCTCATGGAAATCAGCCCGACCGGCGGCGAACAGCAGTTCATCACCTACCGGATTCTGCACGACGACGTCGAGAACCAGATCCCGAGCGTCAAGGCCGCCACGGTCTACACGTTCCGGTCTCTGTGGGACCCGGCAGACGCGGCACTTGTCGCTGCCGAGACGGCGTCGGACCAAGCGGCGAAGCGCGCCATCCGGCTCACGTTCAGCAATGGCAAAATCTACGTCTTCAACGGATACATCGGCTTCAACTTTGCCCCGGCCGGCACGGCGGGCGAGTTGGTCGAGTGCACGCTGACGATCACCGCGCAGGGCCGGGGCAAGGCGTATGCGAGCTAAAGACCGCGTCACGGTCGAAAGCCTCGCCGAAGAGCGCATGACGGTGCCGTCCCTTGGCGGGGACGGTGTCGTCATCGTTCGGCCTATCGGGTTCGGCGTGAAGCTCCAACTTGCCCTGTGTGGCCCGGAGCTTCGCGCCGCCACCGTGCTCGCGCATTCCGTGAGGGACGAGGACGGCGAACCCCTTGGAGACGTCGAGTGGTGGGACACATGGGGCCTGCGCAATGAGGACGACTTCATTGAGCTAACCAAGGCCGCGCGTCGCGTGTCCGCGTTCGACTCGGCCGACGCAAAAAAAGACTAGCCGAGGTGCCGGAGTTGGCCACTGCCATGCACCTCTCGCGCACCCTGAACCGCTCGCTCGGTGACGTGCTCAGTATGTCGCTGTTCGAGGTGCAGCTATGGGTTGCGCACCTGTCGCCGGAGCAGCCGGCGCCGGACACCTCGGCGCTAGACGAGATTTGTGACTGATGGCGAGCGTTCGCTCAGAGTTTCGAATCGGGCTAAAAGACGAGACGCGGCAGGGCGCGGCGTCCGTCGCTCGCTCGCTCGACTCGCTGAAGACGAAGGCGGCAGCAGCCGGCGCAGTCCTCGGTGGGCTCGGTGTCGGCGTGGCGGTGGCGGGTCTGGCGGCGCAGGCGCGGCAGGTCATCGACCTCGGCGACAAGCTCCGGGATCTGTCCTTTGCGACCGGGCAGAGCGTCGAACAGCTCTCCTTTCTCGACTTCGCGGCGAAGCAGTCCGGCACCAGCATTGACGCCATCGCCACCGCCTCGCAGCGCTTGGCGAAAAACCTAGTGGATGTTGCCAGCGGTAGCGGGAAGCAGGCGGCGGCTGCGCTTTCTGCATTGGGGTTGGCTGCCGACGATCTCGCCAAGGTCGATTTGGCGCAGCAGATCGGAACCATCGGCGAAGCGCTGCTCAAAATTGAGAATCCTTCACAGCGTGCAGCGCTCGGCACGGCCCTGTTCGGCAAGCAGTTCAAGTCGCTGGCGCCGCTCATCCTCGAAGGCCGGGAGGGCATCGAGGAACTGATCGACCAGTTCATCAGGCTCGACGGCACCATCACCCGGCAGGACGCGGACAAGTTTGACGACCTGAACGACTCGCTGGGCGCGTTGCAACTGGCGTCCCGCAACGCCGGCAAGGCCATTGCCGTAGAACTCGCGCCCGCGCTCACGGCCTTGTTCAACTCGCTGGCGGAAGGCATTCCGAAAGCCGGGCCGGCGCTCAAGAGTCTAGGCAACGCATTCACGGACTTCCTGACCGAGCAGGCGCTGAGGCTCGAACGGTTCAACCTGAACTTCGAGATCTTCAAGGCCGAGCTGTTCGACTCCGAGCGGTTCCGCGCACAGGCGGAGGCGGCCGAGAAGTCAATCGAAGCGATAGAAGACAAGCAGCGGCAGCGCCGCAACGCGCGGCGCGCCGGCCGCATGGAGAACTCAACGTCTGCGCAGCGCACGGCGATTCTCAGTCCGTTTTTCAACGAGGGCGAGGTCGGCACGCCGGAAGACCCGGAGCAGGCGGCGCGCAAGGCCGAACGCGCAGCACTGGCGGCCAAGAGGGTTGCGGAAGCCTTGCAGCGCGAGTCTGACGACGTGCGCAACTTCCTTCAGGACTACGCGCGGGACAGAGAAGCCACGTTCCAGCGCGAGGTCGAGCAGTCCCGCGCGCGTGCGCAGGCGTTGATCGACGAATTCGCGACGCCTCAAGAGAAGGCGATCAAGAAGCTTGACGAAATCGCGCGCCTTGTCGGGGAGAACTCAGACACCTACGGCCGCGCGGCCATCGAGGCGTTTAACGACCTGAACCCGCAAATCGACGCGGCAGACGAGAAGGCGAAGAAACTGGAAACCACATTTGCCGACCTGGGCGCGACGTTCACGTCCGCGTTCGAGGACGCCATCCTGAACGGCGAAAGGTTCAGCGACGTCCTTGGCGGGCTGGCGAAGGACATCGCGCGGCTGCTGCTGCGAAACACTGTCACCGACCCGTTGGCAAGGTTGTTCAGCAGCGGGGCCAATTCTGTGCTTGAGCCTGGCGGCGGAATCGGCGGATTCCTGCGCGGTTTGTTCGGCAACGCGCGGGGCGGTCTGTACAAGGTGGCCGGCTCCGGCGGCGGCGAGCGGCCTGTCGCCTTCACCGCGCAGCCGGGGGAGTTCGTCGCGGTTGGTCGGGCGCAGTCTGGCGGAGGCGGCGGAGGTGGCGTGACCATCATCAATAACACCGGCGTGCCGTTCAACGCGCGCGATCGCGGCAATGTGGGGGGCCGTCGCGTGCTCGAACTCGGCGTGCTCGACGCGCTGGCTGGCGCGGTCGGCACCGGCGCCGGGACGCGTGAACTGGGCTTGTCGCCCGGGCTGGCGTCTCGCTGATGGCTGCCTGGCCGTCCAGCCTTCCGCAAATCCCGCTCGCTGACGGGTTTACGGAGTCGCGCCTGTCCACGGTGATTCGCACGGAAACGGACGTTGGGCCTGCCAAGGTGCGCCGCCGATACACTGCCGAAATTCGCGTAGCCAGCATGAGCCTGCTGCTGACATCTGCGCAGGTGGCAACGCTTGAAACTTTCTACGACAGCACATTGTCCGGCGGCGTCGATGCCTTTGACTGGGTCAACCACCGCACGGGCGCTGCTGCGTCCTATCGATTCCGTGCGCCGCCGACTTATACCGAAGCCGGTGCGCCAGGCTATTGGCAGACCACGCTGGACTTGGAGCTGCAGCCGTGAGCTATGCCCTGTCCACGACCGGCAAGGCGTCGATCTTCGCCGCCTCGACCGCGCAGGTCTGGCTGCACCTCCTGACCATCGACCACGACGATCTGGCATCACCTATCCGCCTGGTCGACAACACCGAGGCGGTGATCTCGCGCGGCGACACCTATCTGCCGTTCGCGTTCAGGCCGCAGATCCCGGCCGAGGTCGACGGCTCGCTGCCGAAGGTCGAGATCCAGATCGACGCCGTCGATCAGACCATCATCGCGCAGCTCGAGGAGCTGCAGACCCCGCCGACCATCACGCTCGAGGTCATCATGGCCGGCACGCCGGACACGGTGGAGCGGGGACCGTGGTATTTCACGATCCGATCGATCAACTACAACGCGCTCACCATCCGCAGCGAGCTGACCTACGAAGCGCTAACGGCCGAGCCGTTCCCCTACCGCCGGTTCACGCCGACCGAGTTTCCGGGCCTCTTCAATGCCGTCGATCGCTGAGTACGTCGGTCTGCCGTTCGCGCCGCGCGGCCGCACGCGCGAGGGCGTCGACTGCTGGGGCCTCGTGTGCCTCGTGTACCGCGAGGTGCTGGGGCGCGTGCTGCCGAGTTACGACGATCGCTACCAGACGCTCGACGCCGCCGAGCGCGCCCACCGGGATGCGCTCATCGGCGAGGGGCGGACGCAGTTCACGGCGGTCGACGTCGAGCAGGCGTTCGATCTGGCGCTTTTCGCCAGCGGGGACGTGATGGCGCACATCGGGCTCGTCGTCGAGCCGGGTCGCATGCTGCACATCCAGCGCGATCGCTGGTCGGTCCTCGAGGACTATCGGCGGCCCGCGTGGCAGCGCCGCCTGCAGGGCTTCTGGCGATGCTGAAGGTTATCGCCAAGCCCCACCCGTTCCGCGAGCAGATCCTGCGCTACACGGTCGCGCCCGGCGCGACGGTCGCGGAAATCCTCGAGGAGGCGGCCCGCCGCGCCGAGATCTCGCCCGGCCTCCTGGCGCACGCCGCGGTGACCGTCGACGAGGCGAAGGTGCCGGCGGATCTGTGGGCGGTGGTGCGGCCGAAGGACGGCCGCGAGATCGTCATCAACGCGCTGCCTGGCGACGATTTCGGCTCGCTGTTCGTCACGCTCGCCGGATTCGCGCTCGGCGCGTTCATCCCGCCGCTCGGCGGCCTCGCCTTCGCCGGCGTCAACATCGGCCAGCTCGTCGTGCGGGGCGCGATCACGCTTGCAACCTCGCTCATCGCCCAGGCCATCGCGCCAAGCCCGCGGCAGACGCTCTCGGGCGGCCGCGAGGACGCGCCGACGGCGAGTTACACCATCACCGGCACACGCAACGAGGCGCGGCCCTATGGCGTCGTGCCGGTCGTCTACGGGCGGATCCTGAACTACCATCCGCCGCTCGCCGCGCTGCCCTACACTGAGACCTACTGGGGCGAGCAGCAGTACATTCGGATGCTGTTCGGGATCGAGGGCCAAGTCAGATTCACGGATCTGAAGGTCGGCGACACCCCGATCGGCAGCCTCAAAAACACCACCTACGAGGTGCGCACCGGCGCGTCGACCGACACCGATCCGGGCCTCTTCCCGCGCCAGGTGCGCGAGCAGTCGCTATCGATCGAGCTGCGTCAGGTAAACGGCTGGACCTACCGCACGACCGAGCCCGACACCGACGAGGTGTCGATCGAGATCGTGTTCCCGAGCGGCATGGGCGGGGTCACCAATCGCAACGAAAAGTTCGGTATCAACGTCCAGTTCCAGGTGCTGTACACCGGGCCGGGCATTTCTGGCTACATCGCGGCGCCATTGACGGATGATGGCGCTGTCGGCGTAACGCTGAACGGCGGGGGGATTTTCACAATTTCGGGGTACTCGAAGGCCGTGGTCCGGCGCTCGGTGCGCTTCCTGGTGCCGCGCGGGCAGTATTCGGTCGGCATCGCGCGCATCACGATCGACGACCAGTCGGACAACGTCGGCGAATACCAGTCGACCACCTTCGAAACGTCCTACCTCTCGACGATCCGCTCGATTCAGTACCAGGCGCCGGTGACGCGGGACGGGCTCGCGCTGATCGCGGTGCGCGCGCAGGCGAGCGACCAGCTGAACGGGATCATCGACACGCTCAACTGCACCGTCGAGCGCCTGCTGCCGGTGTGGAACGGCAGCACCTGGTCGAGCCCACAGGCGACCCGCAACCCCGCCTGGGCCTTCTGCGACGTCCTGCGTGGCCCGGGCAACGCGCGTCCGCTCGACGACAGCCGGCTCGACCTGCCGACGATTCTCGCCTGGGCGCAGGCCTGCGACGCGCAGGGCCTGACCTTCGACGCCGTCATCGCCGAGCGGCGCTCGGTGTGGGAGATGCTGCAGGA